CCTTTCTGTTATAATAGTTTCGCTAACTCCTTATGGCTCGTTGCTTCGTCAGCGGGCCTTTTTAATCGCTCCAGTTGTGCGCTACTTCTCGTATCTTCTCGCGGTCCCTCTCCTGTTGTGCGGTCAAGGCGTCAACCCTTTCTTGGTCTGTATGCCGAGCTACCGCTTCGGTAATCAGGTCAGTCAGCACTTGCGGCTCTAACGCATCAAGCTCCCATGATTCTACACCATACTCGGCCCTGTACGAAGCGTATCGGCTGTCTGTGGTCTTGGCTGGATTAGGGGGCGGATTGTACTCCTCGATAATGTTGTTAGCGTAGGCAATTATGCTCATGCTCGATGGCTGGAAATTCTTATGCTTATAAGCCCACTTCATCGTTAAACTCCTTTCACAATACCTGCTTAAACGTCCTTCCCTCGGACGGATGCTTCTTCAGCGATTCCGTCACGATTCGCATAACTTTGTAGTTGATTTGGTCGATTGCTTCCTTTGAAATATACTTGAAATCCCATCCCGGCCTCACGACCGGATTCATGCGGCGGATATAGCTCTTTGTAGCCGCTACGTTCAACAGCATCGTTTCGCCGCTAGCCATTCTTCACCTTCTTTCCAAGCCTCTCAAGGTAGCCTGTAGAACGCGGAGAAAACCCATGCGGACCTCTGCACAAATCTTTTGCAATCCCCTGAATATCGTGCATGACGTTTGCGAGAATCCACATCGGCGACTTCTCGCCCTCAAAATACTCTATCATCGCCAACAGGTCATACACTTGCGTCTTGCTCATCTTTGATATGGTGATGTCGGTATTCATCCGGGTCTGCCCGTCGTATTCCACGTCAACTTCCGGCCTGCGGAATAGCTTCGCAATCTTGCGAGACAAGTCTTCCTTTCCGACCGTCCACGTGCTCGACCTGTCTTGAATGTTCTCGTTACGTTTCATCTTCTTCTCAATTTCTTTCGTCAGTAACTTCATTTGCTAACCCTTTCAAACTAAACCTGTTATTCACTTATACCCTTAGTGTATATAATGTATATCGGCATGTCAAGCATAAAACTCTAAATAATTCTAAAAAATTCTTCGGGTTTGTGAAATCGCGGTTTACCGGCTGAAAAGCGGGTTTTCCGAGCAAAATTTTTTTGCTTTATTTTCGGAATTATTTGGACGCGGACGTTTGCCGCCCAGGTTTGAACGGCCTGCGTAAAAAAAGCGGCCACGCCAACCGGACACGTGACCGCTACGAGGAAAGTGACTTGTCATGTCACTTGACTGCCTATGTCACTTCATCATTGCCGCACGAATCGCAAACGTAGCGACCGTCACGGATATGCCCAACAGGAAAGTCAGCAGTGATATAACCGCCGTTACCCACGCAGGCGGTCGATTTCGAATTGTGTTGACCGCGTCTCGCAGCTTCTCGATTGCCGCCCACGTCTCAGTTTCGTTATGAGCAACTGTTTTTTCAAGCCCCTGTACTCGCGACACAACCCCGCTGTGCTCCCTACAAAATCCGTTTGCCGCTGCTTCCTTTGCCATTGCAACTCCTAAAACTCCGTCTCTACCGCGTACACGGTCGCGTCATACTCCAACGCCTCTATTTTCGCGGTCTGGTCGCTCGTTCTTTCTATGCCCTGAATCCTAAACAGCTTCGTCACCAGGTTCTGCTCGCCCAACGCCCACGTATCGCCCGCAGCCGGACTCCCTGAAAAGCTGCCGTCCACCGTAATCGCCGCCCCGCTAACACTCTTTATCTCCTTCGTCTCGATAGTATCATCCGCCAACCGCACCATGATCTCGTAAGTTGTGCCGCCCTCAAGAGCCGCCGAAACATCGCAGTCTAATGTCACTATATCGTCCGCCCCCGCAAGGTTCGCCGATGCAATCCGGCCCCCCCCACAATACGCATCGTCACCGCTTCCGATTGCGCCCCAATTCGGCATATCGTGCTGCACATATATCACGTCGCCGATAGTACAGGCAATCGAATCTATCTCGACCTCGAACTCCACCTTTTGCTTCAATAGCTCGTTTTGTTTGAGCTTAATATCAATCAACCCCTCCACTTCACCCTCTACCGTTACCCCCACCGCCTCCAAGCTCATTATATTACTCGGATTGTCAATGCTGCGGTTAAACACAGGAAGCGGCCTTTTCTCGTAATCCTGATCTTCATCGTGAAAGTGTACTTCGATCTCGCTCGCTCTATCCGCCTGTGGTATCCACGCTTGGTTGAAACTGCTCTGGATGATGTTGCCCATAGAAAACATTTGCACCGGACTGCTCGCTTTGTCAATAGTGACGGACAGCTCCAAGCCGTTCCACACGAGCATGGCCCTGCCCGTTTCGCAGACCCTCAACGCCGCCTCCCACCTTGACGTTTCGCCGTCGATAGCGCCGTTAAAAGTCACCCGTTTCTCAATCTCCTGTGCCGTGCCCGAGGTAAAGGCCGTGTAACCCGACGTGTCAAGGTCGATTGTGAACGTAGTGGAGCTACCGACCGCCGCCACCTCGGCCGTTGTCCCGTCCGTAATCTCCACCATCCCCGCAACGTCCCGGAACACCACCGTATCTCCAACGGCAAGATTATGAGCTTCGCTCGTCGTCACCACCGCCTGCGTCGCCTGCGTAATAGCCGATAGAGTCAAGAGTTTATCATCGTTCTGCATCGCCACTGCCGTATGGTCCGCCCAATCCTGAAACGTCTCGATATTGATTCTGCTCGGTAGCCGCCCGTCATATCTCTCGACCTCATACGGATTCGCCCCGCTAAGCCCCTGAATCTGCTCCCACGTCAAAGCCACGTTCCAGACTTTCAGATTGTCCAAATACATATCCGCGTATTGGTTCGAGCCGAAGCCGTAAGTTCCACTGTACGTCAGAGCGTCCGCCGATGTTCCGATCAGCCTGTCCGTTGAGCCGGCATCATAAGCGATGGTGTCTATAGGCTCCCAATCGCTACCCGCAAATACTCCGTCGATGTAGAAATACACGGTCGCGTTCCGTTTGACAATTACCACGTAATTCCACTGATTCAAGATAATCGGCGTGCTGCTTTTCTGCTGATATGCCTCATCGACGCCGTTGCCAAACTGGAATGACAGTCGGCCCGCGTTGTCAGTTTGCACGTGATACCCGTAATCAGGCTTCGCCCCAGTCGCCTTAAAGCGGTTCTCGAATATGATATTATTCAGCCTATGGGGATATATGTGGAAACTTATCGTCAAATCACCGGTGATGTCCAGGTCACTCGCGGCGTCCGGTATGACGATTTTATCGTCTGTCCCGTCAAACTCCAACGCCCCGTCTATATACCCCGTCTGGTCGTGATCTTCGGTATTATCCGCCACCCCCCCGCTCTGCATTTCTCCGTCGTAATTAGCCCCGCCCGTTACTTCCTCGGACACTGTAGCATTTGCCGCGTTATCATCGAGCTTATACCACACGACCAAATCATCTTCCTGCAAGTCGTCTGCGTCGAACTTCCCCCCGTCGCCCCCCGATATTACGGCGTCTGTCAGAATATCGAAGCACACCCACGCCGGATTATTCGACCACTCCAACGCAAATTCGTAAGCCGTGCCGCCCCCGGTGTAAGTGGAGAAGCTGCTGCTGTCGATATTGACCGTGATTGTCGTTGCCGCCGTTCCCGTCACCCTGCCGAACCTGTCGTTTATCTCCGTCATTCCTCGCACGTGTTTGAACAGGGCATAATCCCCGGTGGTAAACCCATGCCCACTGCCGACCGTAACCACCGCCGACGCCGCCTTGCTTATCCCTGTGACCGAAGCACTATTATCCTGCCCAACCTGTACAATCGCCCCCTCAACAATAGCTGAGAAACGAATAGTGCCGGAAAGCTGGTCGGTCGCCAACGCCTTAATCGCGCAGGCCGCCAAGCCCGGATACAGAAACGCCACATTCAGCCTCTCTTTGACCGTTTCCAAATAGACCTCGTCGCCAAACGTGCCGCTATCCTCGTCCGTGCTCGTCTTTTCCAGCTTTACGTCATACTTCTTCCCCCTCGTCAAGCTCAAGGCGGGCACGCTCATAGTTAGACCGTCGCTTCGGTCGTCATTCACATCGGCATCTATCAGCGTCGCCCAAGCCGCCGCGTTGTGCTCTCTATAGTAGCCCTTCACGCTTACGGTGTGAGCGGATAGATTGTCATGCACGCCATACGGAAAGACCACGTTCATGCTAAGCTCATCCATAAAGTCCTGCACCGTACTCGCTTCAGCCGGGTCGCCCGCGTCTCGCACTTTCGACTGCACCGATTTCTCGATAACGCAGTGGTCGAAATGCTGCACCGCCTCCGGCTCCATAACCCCCAACCGCTTTTCTATCGACACGCTACTCAGATATTCGACCTCTTTGTCATTCAGCTTGACTTGCGTAATACCTTCAATCGGTCCCTGGCCCAGAGCGATTATCGTGTACAAAGTCTGCCGTGCCGTCCACGCCTCGATCACCGTTCCGCCTTCGGTATAAGTCGTATAGCCGGACGAATCCACGCCGGAAAGCTGGAACGTGTCCGCCGCTTTGTTCGCCACCTTAAACACGCGACCATTCACCTCAGTCATTCCGAGCACGTCGTAAACATACACAATATCTCCGTTGGCAAATCCGTGAGCCGCGGAGGTCACCACTGCCGGGTCCGCCTTCGTAATACCCGTTATAATATGTTCCAGGTTTTCTTCATCCGGGTGATACGGTTGTCGCCACGCCGCAATCACATTCCCGAACATCTTCGTTCTGCCGTAGATCTTCGGTATAACGTACCCCTGCCGCTGTGTAGTTTCAGGATTCCACTTGTGCGTAGGCGAACCGTCCGAGTCATAGTCCGGCGTCCGGCCCGCCTTCGGCGGCGCCCCCATGATCGAATTGATAAGTATTCCCCCCGCAACCATCACAGCCGCCTCTCCCAACCACGCCGGCCCCGCAAACCCTATGCCCCCCAAAGCCCCTCCCGCAATCGCAGGAGCAGCCACCGCCAACGCGATAAACGCAATCGCCCCGATAATACCCTTATCATCGTCTCCATCCTCCAATTTCGGAACCATAGTAACATGGTCGCCGTGCCCCGGCTGAACTAGATCTAGTTCACACTCCGGCACTTCTGTCCCGTTCATCGTCACAACAACCGCCACGTCCTCCGGGTACGCATGGTCGCGTATCTCTTTCAAGCTCTCGCCCGTAGCGAACCATACGGGCACTTCACCCTTTTTCAAGTCCAACAGGTTGTCGATTTTCTTAGCTGGCATCTTCCAACGCTTTCACTCTCGCCTTCAAACTGATAATTTCATCACGTGCCGTCTGCAACTGCTCGCGTGCCGTCTGCAAGTGCCCTTTGACGGAAATAAGCTCTTTGGCAAATTTTCTCAGCAGCCGCCTCGTCTGCCTTATGGCGGTCGCGTCACTCGCCCTGTTATCGTCCAATATACTCATAATACCCGACCACCTTATTTTCCCACGTCTTGCTATTCAGACACTCGACACACACGCGCCTTTTTCTCATAACGTGTATAAACCGCTTGCAATCGTCGAGCACAACGCCGACATGTGACGCATACCCCTTGATTCTCAGCACCACGAGACAATAGGGCTTCGGCCTGTCGATTTCCTTGCAGTAATCGCCGACCCCTAACGTTATAGCCGCCGCCCTCTCCGCCACATTTTCTATCGCAGCGTGAAACGGCAACTCGATTCCCGCTCTCCGGCATACCGCCATGCAAAGACCGTAGCAATCGTATTTGTCCGGCCCGCAAGCACCGCGTTGCCACTCTTTTCCGATCATATCGTCAAACAATTCTCACCCCCCCGGCAGCCATCCCGTAGAAGCCGCCGTATCTCGCAAGATTGCCCCTCGCTGCACACCCCGCAAGCGTTCTCGGACATTCGTAATACCCGCACGTCCCGCCCGACGTATAAGCCGTGAAATCGTCGCCGTCCGTCCCGTCAAGCGTGAAATTATCAGCATCCGTCTTTGTGATCGTGTAGCTGTTTGCGTTAAGCTCTGTAGTGCCCCCGACGCTCAGGAAATACACCACGTCGCCGGTCGAGAAGCCGTGCGAGGTAATCTCAATCGACACCTCAGAACCGGACGGCAGAGTAATCCCCTCAATATCTTTCGGCGTGTATCCGCACTCAACCGTCACATCATCGTCACTATTGCGAAACCGCCACCGGCACGCACCCGCGTAATACCTGTACTTCGGAAACCTCTGCCTCAAAGGATTCGGAGCGCCCAACGTAAAGCTAACCCAATCCCAATTCGCCTGGGTCTCGATGATCTCGAATGTCTCAGTCAATTCCGCGTAGTCCTCAACCTTATAACCGCTGTTGACCACCGATATTTTCACCTGCGCGCCTATCCCCCCGCCCTCCGCTTCCAAATACGGCTGAATCAGCCGCGTCACATTGCACGCCTGCAAGTTTACGCTCGGTATCTCTCCGCGTGCGTTGCTCTTTTTCGGCTCAATCATCAAGGGAAACGCCGTGTAGAGCCTCGGATTCGTCTCGGTTCCATTCCCCGCGTTGTACAAGTATTGGACCTCTTTCGCAGCTAACACGCGATTGAAAATAGCCACATTGTCAATGTCGCCGTTGAAATAGTCCGACGGGGTTACATGGCTCCCGATATGCAAATCGTAGCTATTGTCAATGTCGCCTTCCCCGCTAATGTCTGCCGGTGTCCCTTCCACCGTGCCGTCCAGATATACCGTCAAGACGCCGTCCCGGTCAAACGTGCCCACAATATGATGCCACTCACCATCACACATATCACTTGAACCACCGACCGCAACCTGCGCGTCCACCCCGTCTGTAAGACCCGCCTGAAACACGTCGCCTGCCGTAATCATAACCCAATAGTTTCCCTTACTCACTATCCGCTGATTGACGCCCGTCCCGTCACTCCTACACCACGCCGAAATCGAGAAATCCCCCGACGAACCGAAATCCAACTCTCCGCCCGCTGGGTCGGATACCGTGATGTAGTCGCTCGACCCGTCGAAGCTCAAGGCGCCGCCTATCTTCCCCGTCGTGGTTACATCTTCTGTGTTCTGCTGAGCGGCCCCGTCATTGCTATTGTGGCTGCTATCGACAACCGTTGTATCCGCCGCATCGTCATTGAGCTTCCAGTGCCCAACGCAGCCCGCCTTGACATAATCATCCTCTCTAATAGCCACGTCCTCATAATTTCTGACCAGCCGCAGCACCGTACCGCTTTTGAGCGTAATCTCCACACACACAAGCCAAGCATATTTGCTGCTCGTCTTGTTCTTCTCGATAATCAGATTTGCCGGTAACGATTTCATCAGCTTGTCGGACTCGCCTCGAATAACTCAATTTCTGCAACCCATCGCTTAATCGGCACACCCTTCTCGGCAGTGTCCAAGCTGTACTTCACCGGCTTGGCAAACTTCACGCTGTACGTTGTCCCGTCGTCGGTATTCTCCCAGTCAAAAGCATCGCCCCCAAAATTCACCGTGTCCGTCTCGAAAGCCTGCAAAGTGCTCTTATCCGTTGGCGTAAGCCCCGCAATGACAAATTTCCACCGCTTAGGCACTGCCGTAAAACGTGCCCGCGAACAGATTTTTCCATTCTCGAAAGTGCTTCTCAGAGTCGGGTCAACCGCCACTTCCTCAACGAAGCTCTGTACTCCCGGCCCCTGTGTCAAACTCGGAAATGTCGCCATAATCACATACCCCTTATCGCGTTCCGTATCGGCCCGTTTCTGTTGCTTATGTCGTCAACCACGATGTCCACCACATACCGACGCCCGTCGAATTGCACGCCCCCCGGCCCCGTTTTCATTTTCTGGCCGGTATTGTTGTTGATAACGATCTGCACGCCCTCATCCCCCTCGCCTTTTCGCTTGACCGTTTCCCCGCGTTGCAGAATCGCCGGGTATTCATCCGCCTCCAAGCCGCCATGCAGACGCGGCGCAATGCTCAGCAATCCTCTCGGCATAGGTCGAATAGCTCCAACGCCGACATCGCCGCCAGTATGCT